ATCTACATTATCATTATACATTACTTTAAAGAAAACTTCAATGGATTCTTGTGATCCCCTTTCCTTATAAAAGTGAATTAAGTTCTTATAGAAAATATGCTTATCAATGGCAAAAGACTTTGGAATGTTTGCTGCATATTCATCATGCATCTTATCCATAAATTCTTTGGTCAATGCATCCATATCAGGCAATTGTTTCATCTTCGTTATTACATAAGAAGGATTCTCGCCTGTATATACTCGCATGCTAGTGGTTAGTGTTACAATTTTATGATTATACTCTTCTAATTCATATACAGTAAATCTCGTACCATATTGTTGGCCATAAACTGTTTGCAAAGCCAACGGCATACCATTAGAAGCACTGATAAGAATTGACTTATCAGTGGTATCGATGGCAGCGCCTCTTGGATCAGAAAGAGCTGACCCATCAACAGCCATCTCATCATCATAGAAGTAATAATCTTCAGGCGCTACAAATATAGCCCTACCATTTCGAACTTCTGCGGTATATACCTGACTATCCAATGTATAAGAGTGTGACGCCAAATTCATAAAATCATAATATGTTTTGAGAAGCTCTATCATATTAATCGCTTGATCCCTAAGCTCTTCAGGGATGTGCGATTCAGCTAAGACTTTATCTTTCGCCTTCTTTGAACGTGCTACTACTTCAAGATGATCCATTACTGTCTCTCCACCGAATCGTAATTTATAGCACCAGCACTGCCTGAAGCTGCGATCGTATCAATAGAGCCGCTTACAATAATAGAGGCAGAATCGATAAGTAAAATCTGATTTCTCATTGGCGCAATATCGTACGTTGATGGATATGATATAACCTTAATTTCAGTATCTATGTCCAAATCAATTGAGTGCAATGTCACACTACCATTGGATGAATTAACGGAACCTACATCCTTATTAACAATTACATTATTACCACCAACTCTCTTGTACATATTAATTGTACGGACCGGAGTATCTTCGCCTTTGCGTTCTGTATCCCCTAACCAATGATCAACGCCATTTACCTTAAACGGAGTTGAATTGATTACTGGTTGGCCAGGCCTGTTATGCAATGTAGATGCAAATTCTAATTCAAAAGCATTTAGTTGCGGGCTGCCAGCAGTAAGACTAATTGGCTTAAATATCTTAACATGCATTGAAGAGTTTAGGATTCCTGGATCTGCATTATCAATTTCACGTAGTAGTTTAGAATACCGGAATACTCCATTAAAGTCACGTAAATTTTCTAATGAGTATTGCTCAATTACACGCTTTACTTCGGTCTGTAATTCTACAGTTGTGTTCTCTGTTAAGTTTGGATTATACTTGAAGTATACATCTAATCCAACATACGTATAATCAGGATTAACAAATTCTGGTTGGATCGAAACCACGTTCTTACCCGCTAAGATAAACTTGATTGTTGTAATACCACCAGCATCTAGTACCTCAGCTGATCGAGGCTTAATGGCAACATAGATCTTACCATAATCGGGGACAATATTGTCCTTCCCACCCCAAGTAGTGATTGCTTCAATATCGCCATATTCTTTTAATAGGATTGACTTATAATCTTCAGCGGTTACTGCTCGGTTCTGTGATGTAAATGTTAGTGGAGCATTGAATCGAATAGACTCAATTGACTCGCGATCTGAACCACCAGAACTCATCACAACTCCTGGTCCTAATTCGATGTAGCCATTAGACATGCCATTTACATTATCAAGTAATTCGAACGATCTGCCGCCATTACCACTAAACCCTTTTGTAGTAATATATTCAACATCTATTACGGAGTTTGTCTTGGGCTTATATGATACAATATCATCACCGAAGTATATTGAATACTGGTTAGAAGATGTTTCCTGTATGAAGTAAAAATTCGCAGCAGGGTCGATATTTGCGAATGATGAGAATGGAGTAAATACTGTTGATGCCGTAGCTTCAGAATGCGGCTTTACCTTAACACGCAAAGTACTCATGTCAACGTCTTGATCTGGAATAACAAACTGTTGGTTTTCATCATCATTGTCAGCGCGGAATGAAATTTTCTTCATTACACCTTGCTTGATAAGTACATCATAGAACATGTAATGTTGGTCACCAGTATCGGCCATAGTATCGAGCGGCGCTGATGAAGTCTCTAATACTACAAACTGATAAACAATACCATCGATGGTGGTTTTAATTTTGGTGCCGCGGGCTAACTCGATCGTAGAAGGAGGCGTCTCAACATCAGGAACTGGTACGTGAATAGTCACACGAGCTGATGATCCAACAGCTGACCTGGGAATATATCCTAATGTAGCTGCTCGGCCAACTACATTCTGTCGCAGCTGTGCAGATGATAAAAAGTTCTCATTAACAGCAAAATGCGTTGTCATTGCATTGTAGTGTGTATTATAAGCCAACAGATCCAGTAAAACGTTTAGACCGGAACCTTCATAGTTATAATCATTGAACTGATCTTGAGTCTGCATATATCGAACAAGATTTGTTTTAATCTTATCGAAATCTAACTCAGTTACGCTTAATTTATTTGACATTATCGTACCCTTTCTAAATGCATTTCAAATTCAACGTCATCTGTAATAGATATAATGTTAAATTTTATGTTTATTGTATAAGCATTAATTTCTGATCTATCATCGATATCAACACTTAATAACTTTATTCGGGGCTCGTACTTAGTCAATACGTCTTCAATTTCACCACGAATAGATGACATTGTAATATAATCCGCCGGTTCAAATAATAAAGCTCTAATGCCAGATCCCAGGTTCGGATTAAATAACCGTTCATACTTATTAGTTAAAATCAGGTTTCTTACTGATTGTTTTACTGCATCAATATCTTTAAGGGCTGCAACGTCACCATGACTTGGATGCGCTCTCAATCTCAAATCCACGTCAGAGTATTGTCTGCGTTTCGAAACTACGGACCTTTCGCCAGTAATTGATTTATCTGATCTGCTATATGTACTCATCTATTTATCCTGTTTAATTTGACCTTAGCTTGGTGGATTGGATTCACCTGACGGGTTAATATCGCCAATAGTACTTACTGCATGCGTATGACCATCAAGACTTATACCCTTGGCCGAAACTACATCGCCGCCAGAAGTTATTAATCCGCCAGTGGTTACCACATTGTCTGTTGTGACAGGACCTAGTATAGTGATACCGCCAGCAGTTCCATCTAAAGTAATTCCGCCTATCGGCGATTTAATTACCGTAGCACCTAAATCGATATTAGCAGTAAAATTTCCCAATGCAACATTTGTTGTTACATTACCTAGATCTACCGATAACGTAGCATCGCCTTTGCCTACAATAGTTGTAGCATCACCTTCAAGTATATTAGCAGTAAGATGACCCTTAATAACGTTAAGCGATGAGTTTCCTTCCAGTACATTGGTTATGTTATCTCCTGTTACAGTAACGATCGCATCACCATCAATGTAAACTTCTACATTACCTTTGATGTGAACCTTATCATCTTCCATGATTACTCTATATGATGAACCAACAACATGCTCTACCTTATCGCCGTTTGGAAAAATCTCGTAGTAGCTCCCTGACATATGAGATTCACGGATGCGCTCTTTACTGGGCGTATCGTCATATTCTTTAAAGTGTCCAGATTCGGTTTGCATTACATGGTTATGCGGATACTCCGGAGCGAAAGGCGATGCCGGTTCTCCAATCTTAGGAGAAGGATCTCTTTCGAGTATTTCTTCGCCTCTGGTTAGCTTAGACAGATCTGGCTCACCAACCCATTTAGGATGTACAAGGTCTGGGTCTTTAAATCCAATGTTATCTTCCGATGACGGCTTCTCTGATGCATTTCCGGGCACCGATCCCATAATAACAGGATCCTGAGCACTCTCTCCATCAGCAAAAAACCCTACTACCCATGACCCTGCTACGAGTTGATGTGTTTGAGATACACCAGATATAGAGGCGGAAGTGGTAGGCAGCATCACTAATGACCACGGCAAATCTTCTGTCTTGATAGCACGAGTATCTTCAGTATGTATACCAAAACACCTTACCCGCACACGACCCATTTGTTCAGGATCTTTTATATCCTCAACAACCCCATGAAATAAAACCATCAAATAAGCTCCACTGTAGATGAGTCTCTCTTTAACTTAATTTCTGTAAAGTAGCCTTTACCACTAAATCTGTGAATAGAAGATACAATTAAGTATTTCCCACTCATATATTGATCATACCTACCGTCTGCTATTTCACTTAACTTTTCTAATGTAGTGTCAGTTGATAATGGCAATTTAATTTCTATTATCTTACCAGGTCTTAATTCAGGATCGCCATGCAATGATAATACATGTGAAATAGTATCAAGGTTATGTGTAGAGGCTGCCTTGGTTAATGATTGTAAATCAATGCCTGCTGAATATAATCTACTTTTAGATATTGCCAATGTATTATTAAAAACTGTTCTATTAGCTGAGTATAATTTATCCACACTCTCTAAATTCAATTTAAACGTATCAGAGACTAGAGGATATGATTCAATAGTATTATTAAACTCATGATTATATTTATACTTTATAAACTTCTTTGTAGCCATATCAACGGTAGTCATCGAGCTTGCAAAGGAACCTTGCTTTATTCCTATTATCTTGCTCATGCCCAATGACGAAGACATACTCAAAATCCGATATTTCCTTTGATTATAATCATCATTAGAACCTGTAGTGGATTTAAAGAATGAATCGTGCTTATAAACTCCATCTAACTTATTATCTTTTTGTATTAAGTTATATTGAGATCTCAATTGAAGTTTATCTATAATAGTATCATAAAGAAATAATCCCATACCCTTCTCATCATATGTGATTTTTTGAATCCACTTTATAGCGTCTGACGCTAATAGATTAGGTATAATTATATTAAATGAACCAGCAGATTCATCTGACTTCTTTAGATCAGCACCTAAGTCCTTATTTATAATATCCTTTAAAATAGTAGTAGTAGTGCCCTTAACCGCTCTGGATATTCTTATTGATTGGGATAGGTAAGCGGCCTCGGTAATACATTGTAATGTGTATACTTGCACGGAAGTTTTAGGTCTTGAATATGATGGTATTGAGGCTACAACATATTCTAATTCAAACTCTTGAACATCACGCGATCCGGATCTACCGGTAGAGGCATCGGGAATTGATCTTGTAAAGATTATTTGTACCTTTTCATTACCCGAAATACGATGGAACTCAAAAAAGTTAGCGGAGTCAATAACTACTATATCACAAACAGTAGATATATTAAATAAGCTCTCATTAATTGTTACCTCATCAACAAGATCGGTAATATCTAACTTCTCACCTTTGAAGTTGGTGATATTAATTGCTGCAAACTTAAAACCTGACGGCGTAATAGATTTATTGGTTCCATTTAACATTATATTTCACCACGCATTTTTTTCTTATATTGGATTACAAAATCATCAATAATTGAGGGGCGGATAACGCGTATATGTCTGCGGTCTTCATTTAATGTCTTTTCATACTCTTCAAAGCTAACATATTTTGTGCCATTATTAACACTATGTATAATATCCAGTGTAGTGGTCTCAATGCCATTTTCGTCAAGATAGTACTTTGGGGCTTTTGCCCATGGCCATATCTTATTGGTTGATATACTATCTGATGTTTGATCACCAATGATAAGGTCATCTAATCGAAAAGGCCCGCCTAACGTTTGTATATCAGGATTCGCAATACCGTTCTTTATGCCGCCAATATAGATGTGATTAAGCGTAGAATCTTTGTCTAGGATATAACCTGTAGCACCTGATTTTGAACCAATAACGGGCTCACCTATCTCAAATCTACCGGCAACAGAGTTCTTATGATCGATTAATTGGCCATCTGTATTGTAGATGATTTCATAATTAGAGTGAATCACTATACCATCATACATATGTTTAATGTATCTTTCATATTCTTGTGAGGATAGTGGCCATGCCTCATGACCGTCAGACAAGTGCTCATTTATTAAGAAAATTGTCCAATAGTAATCAGGCGTTCCATATAGCTTCTGAGAAACAATATCAGGCCGCTCTCCATCTCCGACTTCGTAGTATTGATATGCAGTACTCTTATCAGTAAACAATTCATCCAATACTACATAATGGAAGAGATCAGTGATATTAGAAGAGGGCTGGTCATTATCAAACTTATATGGGATTTTCTTGAATGCTTTGAAAAACGACATTACACGTCCTCCCTTGTCAGAGCTCTTTCTTCTTGGAATGATATTTCCATGTCAGTAGCAACAGGATTTCCATCTTCAAACCACATGTTAGATTCTGGGTTATAGGTAGATGATAATGAAGTCACGTAAGACTTCTGTAGTTTCGGCAATGCCTTAGATACCTGTGATCCCTCACCAGAGTAAAATTCAACACGCCACTTCATAGGATACCCTAAAATGATACCATCGGCAAGCTTATCAGGATACATGTATTGGCGGAAGGTTCTAATAATTGAACCTATCTGTTCTGCTTCTTGTCTTGAAGAAGGCATGAACTTAAATGCAAAGGAGAATGTACGAATCTCCATTGACTCAAAAGCCACGTTAGTATTTGGATTGAATACCTTACGTTGATTGAGCTTCATAATGTCTTCGGCTGTTGATACGTTAGATCCGGGGACTTTAGAGGCCGCGGCTATCTTAGCGGCAAGAGATACCATATTCTCTGAATTAACACCTCTGCCCATCTTAACTACTTCATCAATAACTCGACCAGCATCATTCGCTACTGTGGATCCAAGGTTAACGGTATTGTATCCAGCTCCATCGCCAATCGCAAAGGCCGGAGGCATGTATAGGTTGATCTCATCAGTACCTACTCGGGTGTCACCATCATATGGTACAAACTTAATGTAGGGTACTCCAGCACCAGTAAGGTTGGATGGGAATCTTAGTATTGCCATTTCATTTTCCTATATAAATACAAGTATATGGTTATTTATAAGGTTTTTTTATGGGAAAGTATTATAAGGGAAAATATACTGTCAAGAACAAAGCTAAATATAAGGGTGACTACAAGAATGTAGTATATCGATCTTCTTGGGAAAGAGCAATGTTTCGTTGGTGTGATGAGAATCCATCTGTAGTAGCTTTTAATTCCGAAGAAGTTATTATACCTTATATCTGTCAGACTGATAATAGACAACATAGATACTTCATGGATGTATACTTTAAACTTACTAATGGACAAGAATATCTTATTGAGATTAAACCTAGATCACAAACATTACCACCTAAGACTCCTAAGAAGAGATCTAAGAAGTATGTTACTGAAGCATTAACTTACATTAAGAATCAGTCTAAATGGACTGCTGCACAAGAGTATGCTAATAGAAGGAATATGGTGTTTGAAGTATGGGATGAACATAAGCTTAGATCATTAGGTATGAAGATATTATAGTTTCTTTATATCTCTACCGTCCCGCTGACAATGATTTATTATAACATGAAAATGAGAAAATGGCAACCCGGTAAACGCAATAAAAGGGCAAATAAATGGCTAAAGGTCAAAGTTATTTTACAAGCAAAACCATAGGCAAGTACACAAAATCGGCTAAGGATGCTACTGACGATTCTAAGTCCTGGTTTGGCAAACTTGTCAGCAAACTTCGCAAGCCTTCGAATGTCAGTGTTGTGCGTGGTACCTTGCTTAAAGATCCTGAGCTTGAACCTGTCAAGAGCTTTAAGGTAGGCCATATGTACACTTACTTCTATGATCCAAAGCATGAGAAGACTTTGCCTTTCTATGATAGGTTTCCATTGATCATTTCTGTTGGTCCAGCCAAAGGCGGGTTCTATGGAATCAATCTTCACTACCTACCACATAAGTTAAGAGCCAAGTTATTTGATGCACTGTTGTCCATTACCAATAATAGTAAGATGGATGATTCAACGAAGTTTAAGTTATCATATAAGCTATTGAGTAGCATATCAACAATGAGGTATTTTGAGCCTTGCTTTAAGCATTACCTCACATCACACATATCAAGTAGAATTGTCAAGGTACCTGCCGAGCATTGGGAAAAGGCCTTGTTCATGCCAACAGAACATTTCCAGAAAGCTGATAACGCAGCAGTCTGGTCCGCATCAAGAAAGAGGGTTAGCTAATGGCTATAAATTCAATAGAAAAATTAAGGGCTTTCTTCGAGAAGTCCGGCGGCCTTGCAGCCAATAACGAATACATGGTAGTGCTAACAGGTCCGACAGGATTAGGGATTAAGTCAGAGGATCTTCATATCCTTTGTCAGTCTGCTACATTACCTGGTCGTGCTATAGCAACAGCAGATTATGAGACAACAGGCATCCCTATCAAGATGCCATATACGGTTCTTAATGACGATGTATCCATCTCTTTTCTATTGACAAACGATTACATGGTAAAGAAGTTCTTTGAGGAATGGATTGATAAGATCATTGACGTACCTCGTTCTAAGGTCATGTACAAGGAAGACTATGTTTGTGATATTGAAATCATTCAATTGGACAAGCAACACAAACCTGTATATACTACCACATTAATCAACGCATTTCCGATAAAGATATCTCAAGTAGATTTCACTGATGAATCGCATGACGTTATACGTATTGCCATTGATTTTGCTTACGATAACTATATAAATAAGAGTACCAACAATATAATTTAATAGGATGAACATACTATGGCATTACCAATTATCAAGACCCCAATCTACACATTGACGTTACCATCGACAGGCAGTACATACGAATATAGACCGTACGTAGTTAAAGAAGAAAAGAACTTAATCGTTGCTATGGAATCACAAGATTCTACTATAATGATTAATACATTGAAAGAGATCGTAAGATCATGTCTTTTTGATAAGGCAGATGTTAACAAATTTACAATGTTTGATTTGGAGTTCTGCTTTACCCGATTACGATCAGTATCATCTGGGTCCGAAGCAAACCTACAAGCTAAGTGTCAGGCAAAAGAATGTGTAGGTACACATGACATTGTCGTTGATCTAGGCAAAGTGGAAGTTGTGGGTGAAATGGTTTCTGTAAAGGAACGTACAATCAAATTGACAGATGAGGGTGTTGGTGTTGTACTAAAATACCCAACCATAAAAGATTTGACCAAGTA